TTTTTTTAATTTGGCGTCAATTAATTTTTGAAAATGTGAATCAGTATCAACAGGACTTCTTCCTCTAGGGGGCATACCTATAAATCCAATTTCAGCACCATAATCCATACGTCTATATAATTGTTCTGCGGTTTGTTTTTCTTTTAAATATTCCGAACAATTTTTTTCGATAAAAGATAATAATTTATTGGCTCGCGGAGCGGGTTTTCTTTCATAAAAAATTTCATCTAATTTCATAATTATATTTATCGAAAGGCAAAAAAAGGACCATATTTAAATGGTCCTTTTAAAATAATACAAAAATTATGAGGTTGTAATACCGGAAGAAGTAAGTGCTGATCCAGTAATTGTCAAAGGAATATAAATGAATTCAACGGCAGTTATTGGTAATATTGCAACACTTGCCCATAATTGATTTGCATCAATAATTGCCTGTGTATTAATATCTGTCGAAACATCAACAGCCCAATCACTAATGGCTCTATTTGCCTGCAAATCAGTCATTAATGTTCCTATAGCAGAAGCTAGGCTAGATCTTGTATAAGAATCATTTTGCTCAAACAAAAATGAACTTGCAATTGAAGCTAATTTACCTTGAGTATAAATAACCAACCGTGCAATATTAATACGACTTAATTCAGATGTTAATCCACCAATTAGTGATGCACGGGTTTTTTGCCCATAAATTTCTAGCCCAGTACCAGAAATATTGCTAATCGGATTTACTCCTGCTGGGTATAATATATCTCTCAACGATTGAGAAACTGAGTTAGGTACAAAATCTCCAGATTTATCAATATATCCCAAAGATGTTGCATTAGTTACTAATCCTCTACGCGGTCCCGCTGGTGCGAACCATGGAAATGATTTGGCATCACTATTAATAATTGTAGGTAATGCCATATAACTAGGAGGAACAACAATTGAATTACCTGATAAATCGGTTGTAAGTCCAGCCGGATAATATACGCCCAAATAATCTGAATACGTAACCAAACCATCAACGCCATCTGTTGTTGCACTATTTAAATTATTTGACCAATTATTTAAAGTATTAGATGTTGCTGCAAGCGTCATAGGGGAATCTCCAACAACAAATGCAGTATTTCCTCGAGTAGCATTTAAACTTACCAATGTAGGGATAAGTTCAGGATATCCAGGACATGAAATTAAATTAAAATCATACACTGATTCTAATATTTGATCACTTGAATCTATAGCAGAAATTAATGATTTAACAACGATATTTCGTTGAGCAGAACTACCTTGATAGGCAACCCCACTTTCATTATTTCCACTTGTTGTTACCCATGCCGATGTTTCACTAGATCCGGTTAAATAATCGGTAGCGAACTCTTTAACATTCATACCACTTCGTCTGGTATTAAAAAGTAATGTTCCACGAGGATAGAATGCATAACTCGGCGCATCTGAGTCCAAATAATTACTCAAAACCAAATTACTTATTGATGGCAAAGAATTAATTGCAGGATCAACATTTCCTGAAGTAGCCCATCTGGCATCGGCAAACACAATACCGTTGCTGCTAGTATGATCAGTATTTATAATTTGAACCCAACTGCCACTTTGATATCGATTAATATTTGGTAAATTTTCTAAATCAGACGTATTAATCCAAATATCTCCATTTACAACAACATTGCCTGTTGATTGATATAATGGCGAACTTGCACTAACAATAGGTCCAGCAGGATCAGTTAAAGTTAAATTATATCCACGTGGTTCAACATTAGCAGTTACCGTTCGATATCCTGCCCATTGAGTACCCGTATTAATCATAATATCAGCAACCGTCGGATCATCATAATACCAAAGAGTTCCATCAGTAGGATCCGCAGTCGGTGCTGTTGTTGAAACTACATAACTAGGTGCAATCCAATTACTAATTTTGGCAAATGTTGTTCCTGTTGGTAAAATACCACTTTGTTCCAATGGTGTATTAGCACCATCATACAGATAAAATGTTCCGCCAAATGTATTTTGTATTTGAATATGATTAGAACTCGTTAAACCTGCAGAAATTCCTACTATCGCGGCAGAATTTATCGCCGAAACTATGGCTGAAGAGGTTGTTCCTGTAAAAGATACTGTTACATTACCGGCAAAAACGTTACTGCCCGCAACAGATGTATTAATCTCAAATGTGAACGGACCTGATCCAGTTAATGTTGGATTTGCAATAGTACCTACAGCAGAGGTAGTTCCTGACTGACGAGTTAATAGTTGTGAAGTAAATGATCCAGCACCTAATTCTAATACATAAGTTCCAGCAGAAATATTAATACCCCCGCCTATTGGATCTAATGTATAATTCAGCTCGGCGTCATTTGTTCCAACAGTAACAGGATTAGATACCCAAGAATTTTTTGTACTATTATATACATTAACTACGATATTTGCTCCACTCTCTTGGGTACTCGTATTAAACCAGATACTTCCAGTTGGTTCGGGTGTTGCAGACGTACTATTCCACGCAGGAACATTAGTATAAGGACTTGCCTGGAATGCAGGGGCATAATATGAACCAGCGGATAATCCAATTTGAGTGGCTACCGCACCTGACACATTAACTAAATTATTAACTGCGGCACTTGTTGCATATAATGCAACTCGATTACTTATTGCCGAAGCTGTTACACCAGAAATTGCAGCACCGTTAATATTAGTTACAATAGTTGATAAATTGGCACCGGATAATACAACATTACTTCCATTCAATACCAAATTGCCGGTTGCAGTTGGATTAGTTACTGTTCCAATTGCGGTTGGGACACTGGCCTGCCATAAAACCGTATCAACTTCTACCCAGGCACCAATTGCATTCTGATACCATACTGGATTATTGACATTGGTTAAAACTATGGCATAATCTCCTGGTTTACCAATAGAAGATAAGGGAACACTAAATGCTCCATCTGATGTTTGACTAGTTTCTGTTATAACCCACAATTTACCAGAACCAGATGCATTTGTCGGCAAAATGGATGTAAATGTTTGAGATGCTGCATTATATTGAAGAATTCCCCAAACTGACGAAGATGAATCAAGCCATACTGTTCCGTTTGCCGGAGCGGAAGTAGGAGGGATCAAATTTCCTTTTAATGCGTTAAGATCGATTGGGGCGCGCATAATATATGCCGCATCAGAACTTCCCAGTGTTGAATAGGCAGTCATCAAACCATATTCATTTCGTTCATCACCATTAACACCTGTGCCGGAAATATTCTGGAAAATTGGCTGACCGAAATCATTAACTAGCCCACGTTGGGATGTTTCAAGATATAATTGCCCGGCAGTATTTGATGTTGTATACTGGGCAATAGTTCCACTTGGATTTGTTTTATTTTCTGCGGAGGCAACCAAAATAAGAGGAATTGTTCCAGTAGTAGAACTTACATATTGACTCTCATCTATTATAGAAATTGATACGCCTGGGCTCTTTAAAGTTGAACTCATTTATTTTTCCTCGCTTTAAATACATAATTCACAGTTGTATTTATCGAGTAGAGTAATAAAATGACGTTTTCAGGGAAAGAAAATGGCTTCATATGAAACCATTAATTAACTCATAATTTTTTTAATTTGTAATCGAAGATTATTTAAATCATTATTATTATCTAGGATAAAATCTACTTTTTGATCGGCCCAACCCCATTCACTTATATGAACTGTTGGATAATATTTTGCCATTAAATTATCTCCATAATCTAATGTAGTAAGTGCAGCCGAATGCCACGGTGGAAGTGGGCCACGCATAACTTTTAATAATAAACCACCAGAATTTTTAATTGCAGTTATTTCATTAACAAATCGGCAATCATCAATAACAATATTTTTATCCGTTTTATTTAATTTTTTCTCTAAAGATGCGACCCAAATATCTTGATGGAATCTATTTCGACAAATTTCTGTACCCCATTGTTGAAGTACCCATCGAGGAGTTAATTCAGGCATACCCAATCGTTTTGCCCACCATTCATCAATTTGTTCACGCCAAATTCTACTCTCCGATGTTTTTCCACGTAACATTTCCATCGGCCACCCAAAAATACTTGATATTGCTTCTTTTAAAGAATCGGCAAATGACATATGTTCAAATCCATATTCGTTAACTAACATTTCACTAACCGTACTTTTTCCACTATTGGCAAGTCCTAATACACCAAAAATTTTTGACATTAAAATTCCTTATTTACTTAAATTGTGAACTACCACGTCTTCTTCACTAGCCTTTTCTACCAACTGCCCACATATTTTTGCCGAATACGTCCAACATGTTGTTGAAATCCCACAAAAATTACTATTATCTATTAATTCGATAATTTTTTCATATAGAATAGTTTTATTAATATAATATTTGATATAATCATTGACTTTTAATTCATTACCATATCGATCTCGTATCTCATCCATATATAAACTTTTCAATTCTTTTGAATCTTATATTAAATGTATTACATATAAGTTCGATTTCACGTAAACATTCATTTCGTCCCCCACCCGCCATATAAAAAGGAGATATATTTCGTAATTGATTTATAGTCATAAAATCAGGTAAGAAAATTGGATCTTGATCCCACGAACTATATTTCCATAAATGATTCATTGCATCAATTTCATTTTCATCTAAAATAGAATTAAGATCTAATTGACGACTATCATTGACATTGTGCTGTTTTAATGATCGAATTACTTTCAAAATCGTATGGTCATCAACACCCTGATCCATCCATGATCTTAAGAAACCGTATTCCTTTTCGATAAAATTTATTTCTTCAATTTTATCTGGTTCTAATCCAAAATTCATATAATATTCAACAACATCTGATTTTGAATCATCGGTTAGACCATAACCATTAAATAATGCAATAATTTTTCCTTGTTGATTATTTAAAAAATCACACAACGAATACATTATATTATCACAATAATGCTGATAACCCGGCTGGCAATCAACTATCATGATATTTGTATTTTTTGTCTCAAATAATTCTTTAATTTTCATATCTAATCTTCCAAAAATAATTTTAATTTTTCGCGAGAGCGACGAACATTGAAAAATCCGCGTGTTTCACCTATATAATGTTGTTCAACCAAAACATATCGATAATTTTTATTTTCAATATCATCACCAAAATATAATTCGAGATCACTTGCTGAATTAATTGCTTTCATAGAAATTCCGGGTTTATTTTTATCGTAAACTAAAATTTTATGACCCATATTAAATAATCGATTCCAAATTTTAAATCCTTTATCTGTTAATTGATCATCACTCATTATGGTTATATTTTTTCCAGAATCATTTAATATAGCGCAATACATATCAACCGCATACGGTGGACCGGATATTTTTTTACCCAATAAATGAATCTGCCATGTATATTTTTTCTTTGAAAGTTCAACCCCTAATAAAATTTCTTTATTTTTTTCAAACCAATAGTATACACTATCATTCAAATCTATTTTACAAAAATCAAAGTCATTGATTTTACCTAAATTAATCGGAATAATTCCATATTCAATATAATCATTAATTGAAAAAAGAATATTCTCAAAATATTCAGCAGGAGAATGTCGTTGCGGAGATTCAGATAGAAATGATTCATTGAACCACGTTCTATCTGTTTTTGAATAATCTTCGGTTTTCATTTTTTCCAATAATTCTTTAATTTTCATTAATTAATCCGTTAGTGCAGATCCAGAATTTTCCCGAGTTGTTCTCAATCTAAAAAAAGACCGAGTATCATTTAAAAACGACGATTCAACTAAAACATATCGATAATTTTTATATGATTCCTCATCACCAAAATATTTTTCTAATTCGTTGATTGAATATAAAGTTTTCCATATTTTACCAGGAGACGTTACATCATAAACCACAATTTTATGGCCTTGATCAAATAATCGTTTCCACAACGATAATCCTTTTTCTGTTAATTGATTGTCACTCATTATAGTTACATTTTTTCCAACATCATTCAAAATTCCCAAATATAAATCTACAGCATACGGTTTACCACTACCTCGTTTACCTAATAATTGAACCTGCCGACTATCAGTAAATTTTCTTAACTGCACGGCCAGTAAAATTTCTTTATTCTTTTCAAACCAATAATATGCAACGGTATTTAAATCAAATTTTTTAAATTCATATCCTGCAATATTACCTAAATCAAAAACTTTTACTTCACCATTATTAATATAATCATTAATTTCGTCGGCTAAATTATCGATATAATTTGCCGGCGGATGCCGTTGCGGAGATTCTCCCAAAAATGATTCATTAAATCGAGTACGATCAGTTCTTCGATTTCCAGGATCCGTAAAAAGTGCATTCATTATTTCTTTAATTTTCATACTTAATTATAGCAGATTATTTCAATTTCATCAACTATGTTACCCAATGAAAATATTAAGTGGAGTTTCACCAAATTGATATTTTTCAATTCCTTCCATCAATTTATCGAGCATTGCTTGCCCTTCATTTTTAATTTCCGCACCATTTAATGAAGTTCCACCCGACGGACCAACAATACTGCCAAATTTTGCACGAGCTTCACCCAATGTTAATTTTGCAATTGCAAGAGTACATTCTTTTAAAAATGTCAATGATTGGTGATTGCTTAATAATTGTACTTCTGGCTTCAAATTATATGTTTGCAAAAGTAAATGTTCACCATTTCCCCGTGGTTGTCTAACAAGAGTCAGTTTTTTTGTTACCGAGTTAAAACTAAAATCTATTTCTCCACCAAACATTTTACTTACTTGCCAATTATAATTGGAAAATAATTCATAAGACAATAATCCACCAGAATTTCCCAGAGTATTTAACAAATATGTATTAAGCCACCCACCATAAAAAGGATCAAATTCACTTCCGGCATTGCCCAAATCACCAATTGACCGTCTCCAAATTTTCATGACCGTTTCAATTTCAGATGGCAAAGTATAAATCTGTACATCTTTTTGAGTTGTTAAAAAAGCAAATGACTCTTCAACCGCAGCAGAACTACGAGTACGAAATAATTCTATTGCTCGAGTCAATGCATTTTGAAGGTGTTCAGGATCTAATTCAACGTCAATCATCCCCGAACCCATACGCAATTCGACATATTCAAAAACTTTAGTACGAAGTTTCTGCAACGTCATTACTTCTTCTTTATCTTTTTCATCTGTCATTTGATACTCCAATTAATTCCTGTATATTATCCCAGCTCGTAGAACTTACTTCAATTGCCACATATGCCCCCGAAATGCAAATTTCATTTTTTGATTTAAGAGCATCAACCATTCCCCTATTATTTTCAAATCCAAATTCTGCAACAAATTTATCAGCGGGCATATTTTCAATTTCTGATAATTTTCCAACATTTTTCCAAAATACAAATTGATAGTAAAAATCATGAATATAACTGCTCCACATATATGAAAATCCATCAACCTGAAATATCACATAAATATATCCATAACTATAATTACCTGCAAAAGAAATATCCGATGTGCAAAAAATACTATTAGATCGTAATGCGGAAAATCCGGCATCTTTTAATTTTTTATCGAGCATATTCTGATTAACAATAGGAGTATCCATCGGTTTTCGTTTATCCCATGACTTTCCCAGTAAAATATTACTCTGCGGATTCCTAATACCACGATACAATCTTTCTGGTACTTTTATAAATATTTAAAATTTCCGAGCAATTATTCTGAATAAATTTTGTTAACGCAACAAATTTTTTCCTCGGAGGAATATTAGATATTTTTCCGGGAGATATCGATTTAAAATCAATAATTTCATTAATACGCATATAGTTATTTATTTAAATAAATACAAATAGAGGATTTCTAATATGCCCCGAATTTCCATGTGGTCTAACGAAAAATTTGGAACAGATGCGCAGTGGTTCGACCGACAAATAAATGAGCAATTTACAATGGGTGGAGTGGACATTTACATCCACAAATATTTAGGTTCGGAAAATCCCAATGTTACCAATGATGCCACCCAACCAAATTATCCAAATTTAGCAGCGCAAAACATACAAGACATTCTATTACTCGAAAATAGAGACAGAAAATATGCAAAAGATATATATCGATTGCGTGCGCATTATTCACCCGCCGATTTAGATCTTGATCTATCCCAATGGGGATTAATGATCGCAAGTGGGACATTATATATAACCGTTCATCTCAAAACAATGGTTGATACAATCGGCAGAAAACTAATGTCTGGTGATGTATTAGAGCTTCCAAACCTTAAGGAGTTTTATAGTTTAGATGATACATTACCAATAGCTTTAAAAAGATATTATGTAATACAAGATGGAACTAGACCAGCAAACGGCTTTTCGCCTTCTTGGTGGAATCATCTGTGGCGTCTTAAAACTTCTCCAATGACAGACAGTCAAGAATATGCGGATATTATGAATGATATTGTAATCGGCCTTAATGGCCAGCCAGTCTTAATTAACGGCAACACCACAACATATGGAAATATTACAAGTTCTATTAATACATATCAAAATATGTCCAATGCAATTGTTGCTCAGGCGGAATACGAAGTTCCTGAATCAGGATATAATACTGATCCATTATGGGCGCCCTTATTTGTTAATGGTGATCCAAAGCAAGGCCCATTACCTCCTGGTTCAAGCCCAGACCAAAAAATAAATGGTTATTTAACCGGTAACGGAGAAGCAATAAATGGTTATCCAGTAACGCCGGCAACGGAATTTCCATCTAATCCAACAAATGGTCAATATATTTTACGGCAAGATTATTTTCCCGCAAGATTATATCGTTGGAATAATGCAAAATGGCAATATGTAAATTCGGATGTACGTACCTCATTAACTCCAGGAAAAGGGAAAACTCAACGAGATAAATTTATAAATAATTCAAATACATTTATCAATCAATCAAATGTATCGGTTCCCATTTTACAAAATTTATCTAATTTATTACGACCAGATAAAGGTGGAAATAACTAATGAAATCTTACGAATTTTTATCTGAAGATATACGTTCCAAAAAATTAAATAAATCACCTAATAAATTAATGGAACATATCACCCAGGATTGCTCTGCCGCCCTATCCGAAATTAAGCAAGGAAGAGCCATATATAAAGGTATTCAAAAATCTTTTAACTCTAAAAATTCGAATTTTTATCTTACAGATCCAAGTAAAAAAATAAGAAAAAGTAGAAATACCCAAAATTATTATACATTACTATTAGATAATTTGCCGTCATGGGAAGGTTATCCAAAGAGAAGTCAAAGTTTAATATGTACAAGCTCTTATAGTAAAGCGACACGATATGGAGAAGTTTATATAGTTTTACCATTCAATAATTCACAAATTGCAATATGTCCTTATAATGATATATGGAATAGCTTTCCACTATTAATCTCTTCTTTGGGCTATTTTAATGCAATGTTTAATAACCATGTAATACCTGATAAAAATTATATCGACTTTATTGGTTTATGTTTCACAATGAAAAATTATTTAATAAGAGATTTTAAAGACCAAACAAAACATGAATTAATGTCGCAATTAATATCACTTTTTAAAAAGGCCAATTCTCCAAAAGACATTGAAAATGCTTTCAATAAAATATTCGATCCTATTAAAAATGGATTTACAAAAGGCAAAATTGGGAACATAGAAATACCTCTAAATAGAGAAATATGGACGGATGGAAAAGCATATCTAATTAAATTAGATACAGATTTTTGTCGTAAGGAAATTTTAAATCAATGATAGCCGCCGGAGCATTAATTTATGCAAGTAATACGCATCGTTTCCTTTTTTTGTTACGAAATAATACTCGAACCAGAAGTACATGGGGATTACCTGGCGGAAAAATTCATGAAGATGAAAATGTAATGACTGGACTTAATCGAGAATTATTAGAGGAATTAGGAAATATACCAACAATTCAAAAATATATTCCATTGGAAACATTTACTTCTTTTGATTCAGAATTTAGATATCATAGCTTTATTTTTATAATTGAAAGTGAATTTTTACCTACATTAAATAAAGAACATGGTGGGTATGCATGGGCCGATTTAAATAGATTTCCTCGACCCCTACACCCTGGCTTGTTTCAGACAATTTCAATTAAAGTGATTCGGGAAAAAATTAAATTAATAGAAAATTCAAATTAACTCTTTTTGGAAAAATATGATTTTAATATTTCCACTAATTTTGCTGGAGAGTATGTTACGGCTATAAGTAAGGCCGAAAAATAACCCAAGGACATTATATTAGAAGGAATTGTTTTTGTAACATAAATTAAATATCCAACTATTATTAAAGACGACCATATAATTGATAGCGTTCCCAAACGATACGTAGACCCACTACCATTTTCAGATGAAATAACCGTTCTTAACCAAGGTTTATCCCAATTATTAATATTAGGATTATACATTTCTACCCCATTGGAATCGGTTTCTGCCACTTCTAAAGACTGGACTGATTGAACCGTCTGGACATTATTAGACGTTTGTGTATTTGTTGTCGATATTGAAGTAGATATTTGGTCCGGTAAACTCATAATTTTTCTCCACATAATATTTATACAAAAACAAGAAAAAGGTGAGAAAATAATCTCACCTTTTAAAATAATAATTATGTAATTCTACAAAGTATCCAAATATCCAATCTTAATATTAAGATTTGCATAATCAGCAGGAACAGGTTGACCTTTATACAGCCAATTATACACATTTCCGCTAAATGTCAATACTTGTGAAGCTGATTGAATATTCTTAACATATTCTGTCGTTCCACTAGTTCCTTCTACGGTAACTGTTGGATTGCCAACATTAATTACACCTGGGCTACTTACAACCACATTATTTTGTAATACTCCCCCAGTAACAGTTGACGTAATAACAGGTGCAACAGTTGCCTGAGTTAAAATAATATTAGCCGATGTATAGTTAGATCCACCGTTAATAACGTTAATTTTTTCTAACCCAAAATTAACTGAAAAAATTGCTCCAGTTCCATTGGCATTACTTGTATCTACTGTAGATACGGCAGCTAAATTTGCAGGCAACGCTGTATACTTTTGATTAGCAACAGCATTTAGTGTGAACGTAGCAACAGCATTATTTGCAAATACTGTATTAACGGTTAATGTCGCAACATTTCCGTATGTCCCACCAACCAAATTCAAGACGTCGGCAGCATGATATTGAGTACCACCATTAACTACAGCCGCGCTAACTGCTTTTAAATTAGCAGTAGCGGTGGCGTACACAATTGGATCCGTGCCATCTGGAAAAAGTTTAACCGATGAATATCCTGCTTTTGTTGGCGTCCCATTCGAGAGTGTTGTGAGGCTGCTGCCATTTATCGTTTTGGCTCGAAAACGATTTGTACTATTTTGTTTAGTTAATACACCAGGAACTGCGGATGAATCTGCCGTCCCCCAGGTTGTTGATATAATTTGATGACTAATATTGGAACCTTGGTATATTCCAAAAAATTGCTGACGATTAAGAGGACGACCCATTTTATTTTACCTCTGGTGAGTTCTACTCACATACGAGTATTACATAACTCATAAATTCATTAATTTAATGAACAACATTATTTATCTAATTGCAGAAAGATCTGACATTAATTGATTTAAATCAAACCCCAATGGTGATTTTCCATTGGCATTAATCCAATCTTGCCCAAGTAAAGAATATGATTCATCGCAATATTTATTGAAAAAAGCCCAGGTCATTTTTTTCAAAACTCCCCAGGTAATACATGTTAAACCAGTAGAATCATATCCAACAATCCAAATTGCATGACCGCCCCAAGAACCAGTAATTGCATCATCACCGGTGGTAACATCCCATATTCCTTGTGTCTGCGCAGAAATTGGTAAAGATACCCCAATATAAATTCCACCAAACAAATTAATAGCAGTCTTTATTTCATTTTTATTTAGATGATTAACAGACGTAAACCCAATCAATTTATGGTTTACAAACCCTTTACTTTTCCAATTAGTCAAAACATCTAATTCAATTCCACCGTTATCGGTTGATGAATCTCCCGGAACATATCCATCCCATGCCGAATAAATTGAAACAATATCATTATCATCAATAGTTATTTCTTTATCAGAATTTACTGACCATGTTTGAACTGCATGTCCGCAGCCCGCAATTGTACAATCACCTAATGAGTCGTTCTTCATAACTCCCCACTCGGTTATACCTTTGGTCCAATCAACCGAAATTGGCGGCGCTGGTAATGATGTGGTTAAATAATTCTCCAACTTCAAAGTTCTGCTATCGGTTTTTAATGCCTTACGTCCTAAACGATATAACATTTTAATTCTCCCGAATTTAAAAATATTTTTAAATTTTTCTAACAAATATATTATCATTTTGTATCAACCCGAATTAATTTATAATCGACTCCCGCATTCATTGCCATTATTACTCCAGCCGCTTCAAGATAATTATTTACAAAAATTAACCCTGCAGTTCTAGGATAAATGAAATTTCTGGCAAAACAAGTTTCATTTTCTCTAACTACAATAACAGGTATATTTGAATTATAACAAGCTTCGTGCGGTCTTCCATAGCAGCCATATGGTGATACCATAAAATCTATATCGGTATTTGATAGTGTTTGCCCATTGGAATTATTTTTATCAACTACGCTGGGCGCTCGATGAAGTCCCTTGAAAATGCAAAAAGAATAAGTATTAGAAATAATTTCAGGAGCCATATCTCTTTTAACTACCGAGCGTGAAAAATAATTATCCCAGCATGTGTCGATCGGCGCGTGAGCCAATGGTTTATTAAGTTTATTTGCAATTGCTTTACTTACTAGAGCTTCAATCCCTCCCCAGGGGTTAACCCCACCATTTATCCAATAATTATCAGATACTTTTTCATCACATCCAATAGGTGTTTGAATTGCAAGTGCATCATAATCAAAACCAGAAATTTGTTCTACTAATTCATCGACTCCGGAAAATGTTCCACCGGCAGTCCCATCTGAATTTATAGTTGCATTCATTATTAATGGAGTATTCAATTCCAAAATATTAATGTCGGCTCCCAAACCCCAAATACCTGCATTCATTGAATTAATACTAGACGGTTTAATTGGTGAATTAACAACCATTAAAATTTTATTATATGTTTTCGGTTTTCTTAAATTAAATTTACCTTCTAAAAATCTATCTATTAATGACCCTTCCGTGTACCATGCATTTTCAGGAAGTTCGTTAATATCCGAGGCATTTATTGAATTTGGATTAACTATAAGGTTGTTTACACACGATGAAATAAGTTTTACTCCGGGATTGAATGCTGCATCCCCACCTAAACTACATCCTAAACCAGTGGGTATTATAAAAACACCATCTAAATTAGACAATTATCTCCTCTTTTTAACTTGCTGCAACAATTGTTGCATTATTTTTGGAAAGGTTATCAATTAATGATTTTAATTTAATTTTTCCCTCATCACTATATGAGGATAATTTAAGTTCCTTATTAAGATTCATTGCTTTATTAATAGCTGAAATTATTAATCGTTTTCCATATCCATTACCTTCATATCCTTTTCTAACAGCTACATGCATCAACCATAATTGATTTTCTTCATATGGATTTTGTTGCAATTCTAAATCAGCAATTAATTTATTATTTTTCCATAATGTCAAATGAGTTTCATTTTTTAACTGAGAAATGGGAAGATATTTAATTTCTTTTTCTAGAGATTTATCCGACATTAGAACCTCTCTTAATTGTTCACCCGTCATTTCCCGTGCTATAACTTGATTATTAAACTCATTCAATCTCATTATTTTCTCTTTATATTACGAAATGAAACAATATCGCCACCAAAGGTATCTAAGACAAATTCTTTTACTTTATCGGCATCAAATGTCTGGCAGGAAAATACATTAATGAAAATTTTGCCTAACTCATCAATACAATGCATTGTAATCGAACTTGTATATAAAAATTGAATACAAGAAATTCCATCTGCCTTTGGATTATGCATTGTACCCAAAGATTTATCATTTCCCCACAGATAGATTGGACCCCTTGTCATTCCGATTTCGTCACACAATTCTTCTGCAAATTTTCTTATTATTTTTGTATCAAATAAATCTTTGTCGACATTATGTAAATCTATAATAACTTCCTGACCATAATCTTCTTGTTTAAGTTCAGATACCGATTCAGCTTCCACAATTCGATTTTTATTTTTAATAATTTCTTGAATCTTCATATAAGTATTTATAAATAATTACATGAAACTTTCAGAACTATTATTCGAATCTTATTCTGCGTATCTACTATCCAAGAAAAGCCGATCTCTAATTTTAAACAAATTTCCACCAAAATTTTCAAAAGTAGATGCACATCATATAACGGTTAAATTTGGTTTGTCAAAGACAGATAGAATACCCCATACCGCAAAATTACAGGTGGTGGGATATTCTTGTGATGCAAGTTTAGAATCAGTAGTTGTTTCAGTTAATGGCAAAACTAATCGTCCGGATGGAAGTACATACCATATAACTCTTTCTTATGAACCCGGTAGAAAACCGGTTGAATCAAATAAATTATTAAGGAATGGGTGGACGGACGTTAGCCCATTCGATATCGAAGCAACTCCAAAAATTTTAAATTGACAATTGTCATAAAATTATGTTATCATTTAGTATGATTAATTTTGAAACAACATCGACAACTCTCAAATCTGGCAATGAATTTCGACGGTCTTTAGCTCCACTCCACACTTTTGCATTGGTTCAAAATGCAATTGGACAACTTACGGAAGAAGTAACCGAAGACTCATACTATGATGCAGTAATTCTCTTCTATGATGAGAATAAAAAAGAATATAATCACTTTGATACCTTTCGATCATATCAAGATCAGTTAGATTTTATTACCGATCAACTCGTTGATAAAAATGTTCCACTTGGAGTATCACTTTATTGGGATGAAAATGCACCGGAAACAGCAACAATCTTTCTTCCTTTTGGTACGTTAGAAAATGAATCGGATGATGAACTAGTTGATAAATGGCTCGATTCTGAAGATTATTGGACTGAACCAGATTTTGACCCGGCAATTTAAATTCATATTTATAAATCAAATGGCCACATTTTAAATGTGGCCATTTTTATTATCAAAATTAACGATTGATATACCTTTGAAGTTATATTACTATATAATTATAGTGGGGAAAATATGATAGAAGAAATTAAAACATTTTTAAAATATAAATCTAATAATGCAGTAAAATTAATTCCAAAAAATTTCGAAATGTGGAATTGGATTTTATCTAATTGCGATCCATTATGCATAGATAATAAAACTCGAATTTATACCGCAATTACAGGTGAAAAAATATTGTGCCCATGTGGTTCGGGGAAATTGCGAAAATTACGGTCAATTAATAAAGGTCTTATATTTTGCGGTGGAGCGGGAACATGTAACGCTGCAAA